ACCCGTCCTGGGGCATCGAAAACCCGCAAGCGCTGCGGACGTTCGCGGACATCAGCACGCAGTCGCGGCGCAATGTGTTCGCGGGCGCGGCGAAGATCCTCGACCTCATGGGCGTCAAGTGGTGGATCGAGGCCGGGACGTGCCTGGGCGCGATACGGGAAAAGAACTTCATCGGCCATGATCCGGATATAGATGTCGGCATTTGGGCGGATAAGCCGACGGTTGTTGCCGATGATCTAATCACGCGCATGAAGGCGGCTGACTTTTCGCTGGTCCATAAATTCGAGCATAAGGGTCAATTATTTGAACTCAGCTTCTTGAAGGCCGATGTCAAGATTGACGTATTCTTTTTCTTCGAGCGCAACGGACTGGCCTGGCATGGCGCGTTCGGCCCCGAGAATGAAAACGGCACCGGGGAATACAACGTGTTCTTGCCGCATATCTTTACGCTTTCTTTATTCAAGGAACTGAAAGAGATAGACTTCGTCGGCCTCAAGGTCAAGGTACCCTCGCCCGTCGAGCAATACCTGACGGAGCGGTACGGCCCGGATTGGAAAACGCCGGATAAGGCGTACCAGTACTGGAAGCATTGCCGAGCCGTGGCGCGTAAATTCTTCACGCCCGACGACGCGACGGTTTACATCGGCGGCGTTTGGGACGTGTTCCACCACGGGCATTTGAACATCCTGGAGCGGGCGAAGGCGCTCGGGGGCAATCTCATTGTTGGCGTTTTAACGGATGACGCCGCAGCCGCCTACAAGGCGCGGCCACTTATCCCGGAAATTGAGCGGCTACGCATCATTAAGTCGCTTCGATGCGTCGATGGCGTGCTTCTCCAGGGCCATCAAGACCCGACGGACACGCTCAAAACGTGCGGCGTCAAGCCGGACTATTTGGTTCACGGCGACGATTGGGATCACGTGCCTGGCGCTGATTATGTCCAAGGCTATGGCGGTCGGACGATCCGGTTCGGCTATACGGCGGGGGTGTCATCGACCCTATTAAAACTCGCGGGTGAAACGCGCAAGCTCCCGCGCAAGGGCGCGTCGGGCGCGTGCGAGTACGCGGTGGCGATACCAACGTTTATGAGGGAGCGGACGTTGGCCCGGACGATTGCGGCGTTCCAAAAGAACCTGACCGTTCCGTTCAAGTTTTATATCTGCGACGACAGCGGGAAGAAATCGGACAGGAAGTTGGCCCTTTTCCAGGACTTGAGAAAAGCCGGGGCCGAGATTATCGACAAGGCTTTCGATGTCGGCTTATCGGCCAAGCGGAACGCGCTGGCAAAGGCAGCGTCCGAGCCCTTCATCCTTTTGACAGATGACGATATCGCGCTTGTCGATCAACCGGCCCTGGACAAGATGCGGGCCGTCTTGGACGCCCGGCCGGATATCGGATTGGTTGCGGCCATCCCGCTCCATGAGTCGGGCGCGCCTTTCGCTTCCGCGCCATATGTCCGAGGATTGCGGTTGGAAAAAATCGGAAGATTACTGAAGCGCACGCCAATGGGTGGCGCATACCATAAAGCACCGGGGCGCGACGGCTCCGATGTCCTGTACCTGGAGGCAGAGCAGGTCGCCAACTGCTTTCTGGCAAGGCGCGAGCTGTTCGATGAGTTAATGTGGGACAGCCGCATCAAGGTTGAATTTGAGCATATGGATTTCTTTTTGCGCATGAAGGCGGCGGGAAAATTCAAGGCTGCCGTATCGGTTGAATCGACGGCTACGCACTACCGATCCGAACCCGACCTTGAGTACAACCGTCACCGACGCGCATACAGCCCCGCGCTATTTTTAAGCCTTCACGGATTGGATCAAGTTATTAACCAATTCTAGCCCTTCTTAAACTTGACCTGATACTGCTTGCAATTCGGGCAAGCCTTCGGATTCGTTCACTTCTTTCCCTTGTCGCGCTCCATCTTCTCGCCGATAGCCAACCGGATGAACTCGGATATGGTCCGGCTTTTTTTCATGGCAGCGGCGGCAACCTCGCGGGGAATATAAATGGTTAGGGTGATGCCCTTGCCTACGGACACGGGGCGACCCGGGCGGCGCTTAACCTGTGACTTTGACTGTGCGGGCATGGGGCGTTCTCCTTTTTATGGGCGTATTCTTGAGATATAAAATATATTCCGCGTGCGTTCTGTCGCTTTTTGACGCGTTGCAACGAACACAAATGATATTAACATCATTTGCCGTAAACTCTAATTGATTGTCGCGCCGATCCATAGTTGGAGAATTGAATCTTGCAACGCCCTTATTTGGCGAATAGTCAAGTTCGATGCCGCAATAAAAACAGGTTGGGCTTCTTTCGGCAATGGCGGCAATCTCGGACATGGCTACCTTAGCGACATACCCTCGGCGCTTGTGGTCGCGCAGGGTACTAGACGCCCAATGGCGTATTGGATTATTTCGTCTCCATTTTGCGCCCGCCTCGGGATGCTCCCTAATATATTTCCTGCTTTTCACTTTGTTTTCCGGGACGCTGTGCCACGCCCTTGACTGAGCGGCCATTCTCTCCCTTATCTCTGGCCGAGAATAATACGCCAGATAGATTTCGTGGGCGTGTTCGCGGTGTTCTTCTTTATACTTTTTATCAGAAGCGCGGCTGGCTGCGGAGCGCTTTCTCGGCGACTTCGATGCTGCATTGTTTGTGTTCATATTATAATAATATCACATATAATATTAAATGTCAACAAGTATTTTGGAGTACTTAAATGATCCACACATTCGGCGGCGGTGCATTACTGACGGCGGTATTCACCCGCCTAACGACGGGATGGGCGGCGGCGGTCCCCGGCGTAACTGCATATTCTGTTTACAACTTCGTGCCGAGTACAGCAGTTTTCCCTTATGTGATGATCGGCGGTGTTATCGGCGGACGATCGGCGGACTTCACGTCCCGCGACGTGAAAGGCGAGGACTTGGTAATACACGCACATATTTGGAGCGCATACCAAGGCGACTCGCAATGCCAGACCATGATGTCAAACATCGTCACCGCGATAACGACAACCGACCTCGCCATTACCGGCTATACGACGCTCAAGGGGATATACGATTTCGGACAGATTTTAATTGACGATAGCGTGGCTGGCCAAATTTTGAGGCACGGGGTACTGAGGTTTCGTTTCCAAGTCGCCTAACCTCATTGTCAAAACCTCTATACTTATTCACAAGTATATAGGTTTTGCCTAACGGCATAACGCGCATAACGCCGTCCATAGTGAGGGGCGAGAAAATCGCGAATATCTTAGCGACCATTCTTTGCTCTTTTTCCAATATTCTCTAGGAGAAAAATCATGACTACGGGCGCAATTTCCGGGCAAAGCATTACCCTTTATTCCGAGGGCTGCTTGATCGCCGGTTCCAAAAACTTTTCCATCTCGTTCTCGCAGGCGATGATCGACGTTACCTCGCGGGAGGACGCTTTCCAGAACGCGGTTATCGCCGGGCGACGCGACTGGAAAATCGACATCGACGCCCTCTACGTCTACACGAACGTCGGCAAAAAGGTGTTGCTCGCCAACGTCAACGCCGGACTCGCTGGGGCAACCCCGTCCACGTCTCTCGCGTGCGTAATCACGATGGTATCACCCGACGGGACGTTCACGGGCGAGGCTTTTGTCACGTCCTTCGCGCTGGCCCTGCCCGCCGAGGATGCGGTGACTTACACATGTTCCCTCCAGGGGACGGGCGTCCTGACCCTTTCGGTCAGCTAACTTTTTACCTCACAACCAACGGTCCTCCGGGGTGTCCCTCCCACCACGGACGTGACCTTGCGGGGGCCGGGCTGGCGCAAGTTGGCCTGGCCCCTGCTAAATCTTGCGGAGGGGAATCAATCAAATTTACAGGAGGGACAATCATGTCTTTACAAGAATCGGTTGGCATCGAATTGGGCGGCAAGCGGCGGGCGCTGCGGTATGACTTCAACGCGCTTGTGGCACTTGAGGAAGAACTCAAAATATCTATCCAGGATTTGGGCTCGCTTTTGGGCGGCTCGGTTCGACTCAAAGATTTGCGGGCGATCCTTTGGGCGGGACTTATCCATGAGGACGCGGCATTGACCCCGAAGTCAGTTGGTGCGTTGATCGGAAGCCCAAAGGAAATGGCGGAGCTCGGCAAGGCGATCCGGACGGCGATCGAGGCGGCGTTCCCGCCTTCGGAGCCGGAGCTGACTATTCCGGGCAGGAAGCGCAACGGCGGCTCAAAAAACTGACTGAGCCCGCGCCTGTCGAGGCGTGGGACTTCCACAAGTTTTTAGAATCGTATCACGCGTTGGCGTTGGGCCAACTCGCCATGTGTCCGCGCGAGTTTTGGCGAGCGACGGCGGCGGAGCTGTTCTATCTCGCGCGCGGGGCCAGGTGGCGGGAGCGGCGGACGTGGGAAAAACTCGCATGGCTGACGGGCTATGTCATTAGCCCTCACGTCAAGAAAGCGCCGTCGATAGCGCGGATGCTCGCGTTCCTGGGGCCAGAGGAAGGCGTAGCGGCGGCGGTACGTGACACGCCGGACGATATCCCGGCATTTCTGGAAGGGCTGGCGCGGGAACATAAAAAGAAGTTTTGGGCTGCTCTACCGGATAAATTCGCGGGGGACGGGGACAAGGATAAATAAATCATGTCTGACGCTTTGGGTACGGTTTACGTCGAGATCGGCGCTAAAATCGATGGCCTGACCTCTGCCTTG